GTGGATCACTTTTCATCCGTCGTTGACACTCCCATGAAAAGACGCACGGTATGCGGGGCTGGGAATGTATTGTTGACGGTGTATCGGGCTTTGATATCAAACAAGATAACCAGCGAACCTTCTCAATTTCTCTCGAAAGAGCAAGCGGTACTGTTGAAGTTAAGTCCTTTGACATCCCGGTAACTATCTATCGCGATGTATTCAAATCTGGTACCGAATATCAACCTGGCGATACGGTCACATGGGGTGGTTGTATGTGGCATTGCAACGAGAAAACATGCGACAAGCCAGGTGAGACAGGATCGAAAGGATGGACGCTTGCTGTTAAGAAAGGGCGAGATCTGAGGGATAAGCCATGATTGAACTGGTGACGCTCGAAGAGGCTAAGTTGCATCTCCGTATTGACGACGATTACGGAGATTCAGACCTTACCTTAAAAATTCAGGGCGGCAGCGCAGCAATACTTTCCTACATTCAGGGAAGTCGCGCGTTAGTCGTGGATGATTCAGGAAAGCTTATTGATGGTGAACCGCTAACTCGCGTTCAGACGGCCCTGCTGGTTCTTCTTGGCTATCTTGACCGTAACCGCGGCGGCGAAGAAGAAGAAAAGTTGAAACAGGGGGAACTTCCTTTTTCTGTATCAATGCTGATTTACGACCTCCGTAAGCCGACAATTATTTAAGGGGCATGTATGGCATGCGCAGGATGTGCCAGACGGCGCGAGTGGATTAAAAAGTGGACGAGGATTGCCTATGAACGAGCAGCAGGTAAACGAACTAACGGCGGCACTGAAAGCGCTGGCAACGTCTCAACTGAAACAGGCAGAAGCGATAAACCGTCTGGCTCAGGCGGATGAAACACTGATATCTCTGATTGCCAAAACGCTCGTTGATGAAATTGATGATGAGCTACCACCGCAGACCTATCTTGATGGTAAGCCGAGGTAATCGTGGAGTTTGCTAAACTGCGTCACCGCATCACTATTCAGCGACGAACAGCCACCCAGTCACCAACCACAGGGGCAATGGAATACACCTGGAATGACCTTGCAGAGGTGTGGGGTAACGTGGTTGCCTCATCGGTCAGGGATTTCATTACAGCCCAGGCATCAAACGTAAAAGTAACGGCCAGAATCACTATCCGATACCGGGAAGATATCCAGGAGAAAGACCGTATTCTTTTCCGTGGCAAAATCTACAGCATTGAGGGGATTCTTCCTGACCCTGATAGTGGGCTCGAATATCTTACGCTTCCGTGCTCAGAGGGGGTAAGGGATGGTTGATAGCATTGATTTTAAGCTTGAAGGTGTAGATTCACTGCTTGGTAAGTTAGAAGCCATTACCTCAGAAACTAAGCGCAAAACAGGGCGCTCCGCACTGAGGAAAGCAGGAAACGTTATCGTAACTCAGATAAAGAGAAACGCAGAGCGACTCGACGATCCTCACACCGCACGTAGCATTGCTGATAACGCCGCGCTGCGCTGGAATGGTCGTATGTTTAAACAAACCGGTGATCTTGCCTTCAGGATAGGCATTCTTCAGGGAGCCGTTTTAAAAAAGCATCCAAGCACTGCGAAAGATGCCCCCACTCCTCACTGGCGTCTTCTTGAGTTTGGCACTGAAAAGATGGCAGCAAAACCGCTCGTTCGTGCTGCTGCAAATTCCAGACTGATAGAGGTTTTCAACACCTTCTCTGTTAACTATGAAGCGGGGATTGACCGAGCTATCAAACGAGCACAGAAGAAAGGAGAGACGGCATGATTGCTCCTATTTTTCCTGTTTGCGCGTCGAGTCCTGAAGTCACTACTTTACTCGGAAGCAATCCGGTAAGAATTTACCCTTTCGGAATTCAGGACGATAATGTTGTTTATCCATACGCCGTCTGGCAGAACGTCAGCGGCTCTCCTGAAAATTTCCTTAACCAACGACCAGATGCGGACATTTATTCGCTTCAGGTTGATATCTATGCCGATACCCCTGATGAGGCGATTGCTGTAGCTCAAGCCATGCGTAATGCGATTGAGGTAAAAGCCAACATTGTTCGCTGGGGTAATCAGACGCGAGACCCTGAGACGCTCAGGTATCGATATTCTTTCGACGTTGACTGGATAGTCAACCGATAACAAACCTTCCACAACCGGCCTTGAGCCGGTTTTTTTATACCCGGAGATAATTATGTCAGTAGTGACTCAAGGCACTCAGATGTACGTTCTGAATAACGGCGTGGTCAGTGAAGTTGAATGTATTACTTCATTCTCACCAGGTAGTAGCCCGGCAGATCAAATTGAAGATACCTGTCTGAGCGAAACCAATACCCGTTCTTATAAAAAAGGTCTGCGCACCCCGGGTCAGGCAACCGTTGCTCTTAACGCCGACCCGGCAAACGCCAGTCACGTAATGCTGAGCAACCTGGCTGAATCAAGCGACCAGACCAACCTGACCTTCGCTATAGGCTGGGCCGATGGTACTGCAGATCCTACTGCTGCAACAGTCGGTGACCCTGATGCAGTTGATGGTCTGTCTCTTCCAGATACCCGTACCTGGTATGTATTCCAGGGTTATGTATCAGATTTCCCGTTTGATTTTCAGGCCAATACGGTAGTTCAGACTTCCGCGACTATTCAGCGTTCCGGCCAGGGCGTCTGGGTTCCTAAAGCACAGCCAACCAGCTAAACGTAATAATCTGCCAACTAGCGGGGGTAACCCCGCAATAAGAGAGTAATAAATGAAACTGACTCTGGATTCATTAAAACAGGCTGGTGCATTCACTGGGAGACCTGTTGAGAAGGAGATTACCTGGAAGCAGAGTGATAAGGAAATTACCGCTACCGTTTATATCCGACCTATGGGTTATCACGACGCAGTATCTACTGTTCTGTCAGCCGCGGGAAAGATTGATGGTGTTGCCGGACGTATCGCATCATCCATTTGTGATGAGAACGGGAATCCTGTTTTTACTGTTGCTGACATTACTGGTGAAGCAGACCCTGAGCGCGGTGCGCTCGACGGAAACCTTACCGTCGCTCTACTTGTCGCTATTCAGCAGGTTAACGACCTGGGAAAGACGAACTCAGCGCAGAAGACGAATTCTGGTGTGAATTAGTTCTCAACGGGATCGGCGGTCGCACCATTGCTGAAGCAAAAGAACGCGTTAGCGTTACAGAGTATCGCGACTGGGTTCTTTACCGTCAAAAGTACGGTAGCCTTAACGGAATGATGCGTACTGAGTGGGCCGCAGGCCTTATTTCTTCTGTGCTGGCTAACGTCAACCGTGGAAAAGATTCCCCCTCCTTCAAAGTAACAGACTTCACACCACACATTAACGAGCCTTCCATTTCACTGGAGCAGGCTATGCAGGAGTGGACATAGCATGGCTGGTAAATCCCTCGGAACGCTGACCATTGACCTGATAGCTAAGGTTGGTGGATTTGTATCTGGTCTAAGCCAGGCTGAACGAGCATCTCAAAAATGGCGAAAACAGGTTCAGGCTGATGCAAAAGCGGCTGCGGTAGCATTTACTGGTTTTGCTACCGCGGCAAGTGCGGCAGCTATCGGTGTCGGTGTCGCCGGTTACAACCTGCTAAAAACAATGTCAAAACAGATTACCGAAACAGACCGTTGGGCTAAGTCGCTCAATATGTCTACGCAGTCATTGCTTGCCTGGCAGTATGCAGCTGAAAAAGCTGGCGTATCCGGCGACCAGATGGCCGATATCTTCAAGGATATTGGCGATAAAATTGGCGATGCTGTACTGAATAAATCGGGTGAAGCAGTAGATGCTCTGAATGCACTCGGATTATCGGCTAAGAAATTATCCAGTGAATCACCAGATAAGCAGTTGCTGGCTATCAGCAATGCGCTCGGCAAGATTAAAACAAACGCTGAAAAGACCACAATCCTTGAAAGTCTTGGTAACGACCTTTCCAAGCTTCTCCCATTGCTTGATCAGGGAGGAGAAAAACTTCGTCAGTACATGGACGCGGCAAAACAGTTTGGCGTTGCCCCTGACGATGCTGATATCGAAAAGCTGGTAAAAGTAAACTCCCTGTTTGAGGACATGGAGACGCAGGTAAACGGTGTAAAAATTGAGATTGCCACCGGCCTGGCCAATGTTGACTTGTCAGGGTTACAGAACGCGATAACTGACATGGGGGATGTATTCAAAGATCCTCAGGTTATTCAGGGTTTGACAGACCTGGTTGGTGGTGTTGTTGATCTCGCGACCTGGCTTGTTAAAGTTGGTGCTGAAGCAGGGAAGCTAATTGACCTGTACAAAGGCGGTAAGGCTGTAGGTGACAATGCATCTGTAACTGATATAGAGCGCCGCCTCAACAATCTTAAAACTGATGTAGAAGATCAGGGATTCCTTGCCAGCTTTAACCGAATTGGTATGGACGTTGACGGGAAAAAAGCTGAAATAGCGCAATTAGAACGCCGACTGTCCATCATGAAAGCCGGTAATAATCTTCCTCTCAGTCAGGCCACTGTAGGTGCGCCTTCTTCTTCCAGCAAAAATTATTCCTTAGGCTCAGGAGAAACTAACGGGAAAGCATCTCCAGATGCCGGGGCCAGAAAACTGGAGTCAGCATTTAAGTCTCTGGAAATGAGCTATCAGCGTCAGATAGCGCTGATTGACACAACTGGCAAAAAGAATCAGCAGGTAACCGAGCTTGAGAAGCTGCGTTTTGATTTTACATCTGGGAAATTAACAGGAATTAATGCAGCTCAGAAAGAGCGACTTGAGCAACTTGCTACTGAGATAGATCGCCTCAACTCACTTAAAAAAGCCAACGAAGAAAATCTGAAACTTGTCGAATTTACCGCTAATTTACGTAAGCAAAATCAGAATGACCAGGCAGCTAATGATTCTGATTTTATCGGCGCAGGTATGGGAGACAAGACTCGCCAGCGCATGAAGGAATTGCTGGATATCCATCGTAGTTTTCTCGACAGGCAGCAAGATCTACAGAAACAGTACCAAAGTGGTGATATAAGCAAATCGCTTTATGACCAGGAAACGGCAGCGTTACAGCAGGCGCTTGATGACCGTCTTGATATTCAGGAGGACTACTACAAAAAGTCTGATGCTCAGATGGGCGACTGGCAAAGCGGGATAATGGACTCGTTGAACGATTATGCTGATAAATCAGCTGATTATTACCAGACTGCTGCAGATGCGATGACTTCTATTCTTGGTGGAGCAACCTCGGTTATTTCTGACAACCTTAATGACCTTGTGCACGGTGCAGAAGATTTAGGTGATTTCTTCAGTAATATTTTCTCTGGTCTTGGTGAAACAATCATTAAAACCCTTTCTGATATGGCGGCGCAATGGCTGGTATATCAGGCAGTGCAATTGCTGGTAGGTAAATCCACTCAGGCAAGCGCAGCGGCATCAATGCTGGCAAACGCACAGGCATCATCTTTGCAGGCTCAAATCGCAGCATACGCATCGACAGCGGCAATTCCTATCGTTGGTCCCGCGCTTGCACCTGCAGCGATGGCAACAGCTGCGGCAGTAACTGCACCACTTGTTGCAGCAGTTGGTACTTCTGCCCTGGCAGGTATGGCGCACGATGGTATTGATAGCGTCCCGGAAACAGGAACATGGTTGCTCCAGAAAGGTGAGCGAGTTGTGACCTCTCAGACGTCAGCAAAGCTTGATGAAACACTGGACAGAGTAAATCAACAATCAACCAGCGGAGCAAGCTTCTCTCCCGTTATTAACATGAATGTTAACGGTGATCCGTCTGATACTCAGATCTCCATGATGAAGCAAGCCATGGCAGAGGGGGCAAAACTTGGATATCAACAGGCAGCCAGCGACCTTGCCAGTGGGAAAGGTGACATTTCGAAAGCAATGATGCGCTGGAACACTAACAGGAGAACTGGTTAATGGCTAAAACGACCAGCATTAACTATCCGAATGATTACCTTCCTGTTCCATTGCAGGAAGGGTTCGGGTTAAAGCCAGTTAGCCCATTACTGAGAACCGAACTCACATCCGGCAGGGCGAGGCAGAGGAGATTATATACTTCAACGCCAACTCAGGCCTCGGTTGCATGGCTGCTTACGGATCCGGAAGCTCAACTATTTGAGGTATGGTTCAGGGACACCATTAAGGATGGCGCTGACTGGTTTAACATGCCTCTTCGATCTCCGTTAGGCGTTGTTGATGTTTATGTCTGTCGTTTCGTGGATATCTATGAGGGGCCGACAATTGAAGGCGGAAACTACTGGCGCTACACGGCCACGTTGGAATTGTGGGAAAGGCCTGTTCTGGCTCCTGGCTGGGCTGATTTTCCTGATTACATTATCAACAGCAGCATCATTGATATTGCGCTTAACAGGGAGTGGCCTGAGCCATGACGATTCTAAATAGGCTGTATGCCTCATCCGGGGAAGAGGTGATCATCGAAACCCTGCAAATAAACATCGGTACTGGTGTTTATTATCTTTGTAAAGGCTTCGATGACATCACCGCAACAACCGAAAGTGGCGTGGTGGTAACCTTTCAGGCTGCGGCTATTGATATTGCCCTTCCAGCAAGAAACAGCGATGGTACACAAGATTTGCAGTTTGCCATTGATAACATAGACGGGATTACTTCCACCGCCATACGGAATGCTCTGGATAACCTTTCAGAGGCATCGCTGACATATCGTAACTATGTCTCCACGGACCTCAGTGCTCCGGCATCTGTACCGTACACGCTGGCGATTAAAAGCGGGTCATGGACATCCATGCAGGCGCAGATTACTGCCGGATATATGAACGTTCTTGATACCGCATGGCCGCGCCACCGATACACCCTCCCGTATTACCCCGGCCTTCGTTACATGAGTTAAGGAGCAACAATGTTCAATCCTGATAAATACCTTTCTGTCATATTGCAGAAGGGCGGTCGCACTTATCCTGAACTTGACTGCTTCGGCATAGTGAACGAGGTACGAAAAGACCTGGGGCTACCACTGTGGCCAGATTTTTCAGGTATAACAAAAGACGGCGGAGGTTTAAACCGAGAGGCCAGAAAGCTCATGCTTTCTCTGGAAAAATGCGCGCCGTGTATAGGTGCCGGTGCCGCCTGTTATTCCGGGTCAACCGTTACTCATGTTGGTGTAGTCGTTGAAATTAACGGCCAATTGCATGTCGCAGAGTGCAACCCAGGAGTGAACGTTACCTTCCTTCCTGTCTCGCGTTTCAAACGTCGTTTTGTCAAAGTGGAGTTCTGGAAGTGACTATCAGAATTTATCCTTCACGGCTGCCTGGCGAGCCACTCGAAACTCATGAACATGGCGCAGTAACTATCCATCAGTGGCTTGCGAAGAACGTTCAGGGCTATAAGCCTGATATGAAGCACCCGATCACCGTTGATGTTGATGGAGAGAACATACCGCCTCAGGCATGGTTTGAATTTGCTATCAAATCAGACAGTGATGTCAGAATTTACCCTGTCCCTTATGGCGCTGTAGCTCTTGTCTGGATTGCCGTTGCTGTATCAGTTGCATCAGTCGCGTATGCTCTTTTCTTTGCTCCTGGTGTTGGTGACCTTGGCGGTTATTCATCAGGAACGGGAAACCCTCTTGATGTAAATCCTGCTAAAGCGAATAACGCAAAATTGGGCGACCCGATACGTGAGTTATTTGGACGAAGCCGTATTTATCCTGACTATGCAGTGCAGCCTGTAACAAGATTCTCAGTTGATGATCCAACGGTAATGACAGTTGAAATGTTTGTTGTTATGGGGAGAGGGCGTTTTTCATTTGGGGATGGCGATATTCGTGTAGGGTCAACTCCAATTGCTTCTCTTGGTGATGGGTTTAACTACACAGTGTATCAACCCGGGCAAAGCGTTAGTGGAGATCAACGATCAGAAAACTGGTTCAATTCCACAGAGGTTGGGGGAACCGCATCTGGTTCTGGTCTTGATATGGCGCAAACCGCGCCGGACACGGAAGATGTTGTTGCTAATTCGCTAACCGTTTCCGGACCAACAATAACATTTAATGGGCTGAGCACGGATGATGGAGATGAAACAACAAATGATCTTCCAGATACATGGACTGTTGGTGCAATTGTTGAGTTAATTGTTCCTGATTCCTATGTGGTAACTAATGATGGTGCTTACAGCAGAATTACCAGTGACACGCTGGAGGAAATAGCTCCTTATGTTGGGATGCCTGTAACTCTCTGGTACAACAGCATTGATTACCAACTATTCATTGCTGATTTTATACCTCACTCTGAGCCAGTCGGCGAAGATGTGATTACCGCATCAATAACCCTCGCTTACGATAGCGCCACTGGAACTCCGTTCACCGGGATTCCTGAAGGTTATGTCAGGCTATCTGTTTCCCATTCCGGAAGCGAATATAAGATTCTTGATATAGATGGTAGCTCTGTAACTCTGGAGCGGGTTATTGATGGCAGCGTTGATCCGTCATGGCCTGGATTTTCACCGCGCACAGTTCTTGATTTTGAAGCCAACGGTTTAAATGAGAACGATAGTTGGATGGGACCTTTTCTGGCGTGCCCAGAAAATGAAGTTGTTGATATGTTCGAAGTAAACTTCTTCTTCCCAAACGGGATTTGTGGGTATAACAAAAAAGGGAACAAACAATACCGTGAGGTAAAGTGGGAGATTCAGTACCGGCCATATGGTTCAGGCGTCGGGTGGATAAGTAAAACCGGATCGTACTACCTCCAGAACATTAACGGACTGGGATTTACCGAAAGAATCACGCTGGATACGCCTGCGCTAGTAGAGGTGAGAGCTCGCCGCACGAACGAGCAGGGACAGAATAACAGTCGCGATAACATGTACTGGCAGTCATTGCGAGGACGTTTGTTGTCACGGCCAGCATCGTATACTGGCGTCACCACAATTGCGGTTACTGTGGAAACTGGCGGTAAACTGGCAGCGCAGTCAGATCGCCGCGTAAACGTTGTAGCCACGCGAGTTTATGATTCTGGTGTGTCAAGGAGCATTTCTGGTGCTCTGTATCATATAGGTAATGAGTTGGGGCTAGCGATGGACCGTGAAGCTATTGACTCACTAGAAACTACTTACTGGACCCCTGGCAGTGAATTCTTTGACTATGCCACTACGGATTCTGTTTCTGCGCTGGAGATGCTTCAGAAGGTGACAAATGCAGGAAAAAGTTACTTCCTTCTTACCGATGGTCTGGCATCTGTAGCAAGGGAAGGTGTGAAAACGTGGACTGGAATAATCAGCCCACAGGAGATGACTGATCCGCTTCAGACTGCTTTCGTTGCTCCGTCAGCAGATGACTATGATGGTGTGGATGTTACATATATCAACGGCACTACATGGGCTGAAGAGACGGTGCAGTGCAGAACATCAGATAACCCAACTCCGGTAAAGATTGAGGACTATACGCTTGATGGTGTTCTTGACCAGGACCGTGCTTATCAGATAGGTATGCGACGTCTGATGAAGTACCTTCAGCAACGTTTGACTCATACCACAACAACGGAAATGGATGCTCTCTGTTATAACGTTGGCGACAGGGTAGTATTCACGGATGATATTCCTGGTAGCAAAACAATAAGCACGTTGATTGAGGATATGAGTACAAGTGATGGCGTAACGACTATTACAGTATCAGAACCACTTGACTGGACATTCAACAACCCACGTGCATTGATACGCTATCAGGATGGTTCTGCTTCGGATTTGCTGGCAGCTACAAGGGTAAATGAATATGTTCTATCAGTAATAGAACAAGCAAAATTCAGCAATATCATGCTAAACGCCCCATCCATTGAATCGCCTCGTCTGATTTTCTGCGAGTCATCCCGTGTTGGATATAGCGCATTAATTTCAGAGATAGCACCGCAATCTGATGGAACATGTCAGGTAACGGCAAAAGAGTATCGCGACACTTTCTATCAGTACGATAACGCTACCTACCCCGGCAATGTAGCTTAATCCAAACATCAATATTACCCGCTACGGCGGGTTTTTCTCTTATGAGGCAAATATGACGACTTATAATACTGGCAATCCGCTGGGGTCTTCTGCTGCAAAAGATTTGTACGATAACGCCCAGAACTTCGATCATCTTTCTAATGATCAATCCAATGAGTTATGGCCTGATCGTTTTGGTAATCCACGTCTTACTTGGCATGGTATGGAGTCAAAGTACAAAGAATCATTGTCAAAAATGGGTTGGATACTAATAAAATCATTTCAGGTTGGCGCAGAGATAACCTTGACTAATCAGGCATTGCACGACGAAACCTCTGGCGAGTATTACCGTTGGGATGGTGTATTACCTAAAACCGTTCCTGCTGGCTCTACGCCAGAAACGACAGGTGGGATTGGATTAGGTGCGTGGGTTAGCGTGGGTGATGCTTCATTGCGTGGAGATCTACTCAGCTTAGATGGTGAAAAATATATCGGTATCTGTCCTGACATTGCGGTGATGCTGCCAACTTACTGATTTAGT